AAGAAGTGGAAGAAATTCCATTTCCTTTGCCAATTAACCTCGCGTTTGTTCCTGATAAGGGAGATAAGGTTAGGGGAGTTTCTAAAACTCACCCAGCAATTGCAGTACTTGGCAACCATTACAACGAAGCAATGGTTGACATGTTACGTACACTTGCCCCTAGTTCCTTCTCTTTAAGAGGACAATCCGTTGAGGCTCGATTGAACGAGGGCTCTGGACACTTTATGTCTACAGACCTCACAGCGGCATCGGATGCTATTGACTTTACAGTCTTAAGCTTAACCGGACGCCTGTTCGCTCGTAAATTGGGTTGGGACCTTAGCGATCCCACGCTCCGTCTTCTTCTTGGACCATTCCTGTTCAAGTTCAAAGGAAAAGAATATGTCAGCAAGAGGGGCGCCCCGATGGGACTCCCTTTGGTTTGGCCGACTCTCTCCCTAATGAACATGTTCGCCTCGGAACACAAAATCTCTTCTCAAAGTAGAAGATCTTATGCCGTCTGCGGAGACGACCAAATTGCCCATTGGCCAAAGAAAGATATCAGGCAATATCAGATCAACATTGCTGCTATCGGTCTCATCTTAAATGAAGATAAAACCTTTATTTCTAAGGACAGGGGTCTCTTCACTGAGGACCTTTATTATAAGGTCAACGGTAAAGTCAAGGTCTGTCAAGTACCAAAGATGTCGTCAGTTCTCGGAGTAAAACAAGATTCTCAGGATAAACCTGAGGTCCTCGCTCTCTTCGATTTATTGAACAGTGCTCTCAAAGCCGCTTCAAACCACAAGGAAAAGAAACATATAAAACGTACCTTTTTCTTTAAGTGGAAGAAGTGGATAGCGGAGCTAAGACGTCAGAAAGTACCAATTTTCGCGCCGACTAGTTTAGGCGGGATGGGGGTGGCCCCGTTCCAGGTGTCTGCCTACACAAACAAACAGAGAACAGTGCTCGCTTCTCTCCTCGCTTTCCCTAAAAGGAGAAGTAATGAGAAAAGGAAGGAAGAGGGTAACAAGATCAAATCTCGAGACGAGTGGGCCCGAAGGCTCGCTCTAACTAAGCGTATTCTCGAGAGAGACCCGATTGTCTCTGCCTCAACCACCAAAATGCTCTTGGCTTTTGAAGACCTCGAGCCCGCCATGGAGGGTCTCTCCAAGGAGGCGGTTCAAGAAACCGTACTGGCACTCAACCTCTCAAGGTTGCGCCAAGAAGGACTTGTGAATCCAGTTCGATCTAGAGTATCATCGAAGCATATGCTCCGTCAACTCGGTCGAATCTGGGACAACGTCCCACTTGGCCTGCGTCCAGTAAATGAACCAGGTTTCAAGAAACTACAGGATTTGCTCAAACTTTCAAATGAGCTGATCTCCTCTAAGGACTCCATAAACTTAATTACAGAGTCGTTCCCCACTCTTTACAAAATGGGTGATAATAAACAGCGTGTCCTAAGGAAAGACACGGGCGAGTTAGACGCGAAGTCTATCGATAAGGGTTGCCCCTACACGAAAACGATCATGAATCTCATGGCCAGCCTGTCTACTAGAGAGGGTGGTAAACGATCACTAATAAATTAGTGGTCGTTTACCACCCTCTCTAGTAGACAGGCTGGCCATGAGATTCATGATCGTTTT